AGAGATAGGTAGGTAAAAAAACAGGTGCTATATTCATCATATGTGTCGTTTTACCCCCTAAAAGTAATTGAATATGGACTTGACAGCCACCATAATCCATGCTATAATATGAATATACTATATCAGCAAGTGTTATAAATGATATCTAGTTTATAGCACTTTTTACCCCCAAAACACCCGTTCACAGGATTTTCACAGGATTCACCAAAATCTCAAACCAATAGTTATCCACAGGAGGACAACATGCCAGATTTCGATTTAGTAGAAGAATACATCCAAGAGGCAAGAGGAATTGCATGGGATGAGTGCCACAAAATCTACATCCTTATGGATGATGAGCAACTAGTCCTAATGCGAGAGTATGGCTATGACCCCGTTATCACACATGAGCAAATGTCAGACGGTGAAATGCTCGCAACCGTCAAAGACTGGTATGAGAAATCTTGTGGGCTACGCTTTGTGCAAGCAGTAGCGACAACCTACCCCGATTCAAATGACGGGTTCACCGACTTGATTAGCCAATTCGATGATGAGGGTTATGACGATGACAACGGCGAAGATGACGAAGACGATGAGGAGAACTAATGAATAAGACAGCACCCTACACCCTAAATGCCTACGCAGACGGTTTCGGCAATTGGCACTGTGAAATTAAGTTCACTACCCCTATGGGCAACACCAACAACGCACACTCTACCCTTGTCGGCGCTATCCGTAATGCCAAGGCGCTAATCCGAGATGAACTTGACCAACGGAACGCACAACTAAAGCCAAGGCTCAAGTATGTTGTATCCGACAACCGACTTACATCCACCAACCAACTAACCTACATGAGAATTTCAGAGGTAGCATAATGGCGATACAGGAACTAATTGAAGTTGCTTATTCGTGGAAGGATGAGCCAGAGAAGTCCTACAACGGCACAATTGCTATCGGCACTTATGACGAAACGACAGAGGGAGATGAGAAAATCTTTTTCTACGCATGGGACTACGCCGAGTTTGAGAAACTAAAGACCCCTAATAATGGGGAGGATTTTATAATCAGAGAGCAGGGCAACTAATGGCAAGAACAGCACGAGTAGTAATCACCTTGGATTACGACATCAACAATTTCACCAAGGCAGATATCGGTAGCGATGAGGATTTATTCATCCAACAACAAATCGAGGATTATGTCTACGAAGACTTGACAGACCTAATGCGAGGCGATAGGCTTGGCACTTGGGCAGAGATTACAATTACCGAGGAGGACAACTAATGACAGTTTTCAGAATACAGCGCAAGGGAACCATGTGGGAGGAAGTAATCATCGAAGCCGAGAGCATGGAAGAAGCCATGACCCAAGCCAAGAATGACCTAGGCGAGATGTCTTGGGCTTTACACCATGACACTTGGGAACTAACTGGAGATTACTGGGGCTTGAATGAGGACACCATGGAGGAGATTGAGGCATGAGCGAGAGCGAATTAGTTGAGTGGCTACGGCTACAAATGGAGATAGCCGAGAAGGATATGGAGATGACCACCGAGGAAGACTGGTATAACTACCACCAGGGGCAGGTTGAAGCCTACGGCGACACGCTGGTTCACCTTGGTATCAAACTTGACAACCACTAGCAAAGATGCTATAATACGATAACACGCAAACAAAGGAGAGTAGTATGGAGTTTGATTACAGGCTGGTAGATTCAGCAAGGCGCTTGGCAGATGACCTAGTGAAGATGCACAAGGATACAGCAATCGAAATGGAATACTGGGGTAATGCCCTAGAGTTTGTAAGTCAGTTCTATAATGTGACACTACACTTTGACAAGAAAGCAGGGCAGTAATCATCGGACTAGACATGTATCTATCAGCGCGAAAGTATGTATCAGGCTGGGAGTCATCCTACGCACGAACAGAAGCGGATGCAAAGGCTGGGCGTAAAGATGTCGAGTTGTTTGAGTCAATCACAGGAGCAATGGGACTTGAGCGTAGTGACATCAACGCCGAACTACCATCACTAACCATCACGATTGAAGTTGCCTATTGGCGCAAGGCTAATGCTATCCACGACTGGTTCGTGGAAAATGTCCAAGGGGGAACGGATGACTGTGGCAAGTATTCAGTAGATAGGGACAACCTTGATTTGCTGGTTGCCACACTTGCTCACATCATGAAAGCCAAAGAGGATGGCGCAGATGAGGCAACCTTCGAGGAACTGTTGCCGACCAGTGCTGGATTCTTCTTCGGTAGCACCGAGTATGACGAATACTACTGGGAATATATTGCATCAACCCACAAGCACATCAAAGCCTTGCTAGATAATCCTAAGTTCGATGGCTTTGACTTTGAATACCAGTCATCATGGTAGACATGGGCAACACCTGTGTCTGGTGCAGAGAAGACACATCGTTTGGTTCGGGCAAGTTTGTGAATCGAATACCAGTGACAACGGAAACGGAAACAGGCTACGGCTGTGAGGAGTGCTACGAAGATGAAGACTAAAGAATACGATTTCAATATCTATGTGATTGACGGCGTGCTATCACTGAGCGCATACCAGTTGGAGATTGCATCCAACGGACAGCGACAGTTGCGAACTGATAACTACATCACCAAGTATTACCCGATGACTGAAGAGAACTATGAGGAAATCACCTACCTGTTAGACAGCGAAGACTGGATAGATGAACTCAGCAACTGGGAAGAATATGATGCTTGGGGATACAACGAACACTTGACAGAAGGCGAAGTTCCTGCTAGCATTACTGAGTGGGTAAATAGCCTACCAGAATACGAGAGGCTAGACCTTAGATGATTACCATTGACATCAAGCAGTCCGACATTGAGATTGTTCTATCGGCACTAAAGGTTGCCGAGTCCACTTACACGACCAACGGTGACTGGACAGCCAGTAAGACCATTGGCAAAGTCAATCAGTATTTACGCAAACAAGTTTACGGATTCGTGAAAGGATAACATGGCTACCAAAAAAGAAATTGAGGACATCGTTCTCGCTATCAAGACTGCTAGAGCGCATGAGAAAATTGCTATCGCAGAAGCCACTAAGCGTGCTAGGCTCGTCATTGAGGAAGAGACAGCCACAGAGCATGAGGCTATCGTGGAAGAGGTTAGACGGGCGCTTGTGCTTGGCATGTCAGCCAGACAGATTGGACTCGCCTACGGGTCATCAGACCCACACACAGCACGCCGACTAATTACCGAAGCACTTGGCGGAACGACACCGGATACAATCAGTAGCCACCCAGAGTGGAAACTAACTACCAACGAGGATGACACATTCTCAATCACAGCGTATGGCTTGGGCGATGGCAAGTTATCTGGTCACGGAGTCTTCAAGATTGATGAGGATGGCGAGAACTTCAGCCTTGTCGAGGGTGACATGTTCATTCAGGTTCAACTGTATCGCCTTGGCTACAAGGATGTTGTATTGGAGGAAGCCCGTGGATAGCGAACTGTATGAAGAACTGCTAGAGATTACCGACCACCTATCCGAATACTATTCCGACATCACAGGCAGGAACATCGCGCTGGGCATGAAGGAAGATGAGATTTGGATTGACTCAACCAGAACCAACGGGCGAGAGTTCTTCGATTCACTAGAAGAAGCAGAGCGCAGACTCAAGTTGTTGTATGATGACTTGCTACCAGACGAGGATGAAGCAGACCCATTGGAGGGATTTTGATAGGCATACTCGCAATATTATTCTTTATTCTTTGGTATACACAGAACGGTAGGAAGACACTTGAGCAGAACTCACCTAACAAAACTGGTGCTGGAGCCACGTCAGCAGAAGGCAGTCGAGAAGATTACATCCGAGGCTACCAAGGCGGCATTGAACGCTTCTCTGATGGGAACTGGGAAGACTCTGATGGGCGTGGAGTCGGCTATAACTCTAGGTTCTAAAACAGTTCTAATAGTCGGGCCACTCAACACTTACTGGGGCTGGTATGACACCATCCAACGCCAGACCGGATACGAATCAACTATCTATCGCATTGACTCTACCAAGTCTGGCAAGGAAGCATACGAATCACTCAAGGCTGGTATTGACGGCTGGTATTTCATCGGGCGTGAATACTTCAGGAGACTAGAGTGGAACAAGATTGTGCCTGACATGGTGATGGTTGATGAGTGCCACTTCGCACAGAATCGCCACAGCAAGTCCTTCCAGTCCCTTCGCACACTAAAGGCTGGCTACAAGTTGTCCATGTCAGGAACTCCTGCTGGCAACCGTTTTGAGGGATTCTGGGCAGTCACTCGCTGGCTATGGCCAGACCTAATCCCTAAATCTTTCTGGGCTTGGGTGACGGACTGGTGCATGACCGGCTACTCACCATTCAGTAAAGTGGACATCATCGGAGAGATGACCCCAGGTGCATTCACTAAGGCACTGCCTTGCTACATCAGACTTGAGCCGAACCACAATCTACAGGTAGTCGAAGAGACTCGCTATGTAGACCTAGTTCCAGCGCAGAAGAAGATTTATGATAAGTTCCAAAAGGATTTGGTTGTGTGGCTAGGTGACAATCCAATGATTGCTGAAGTTCCTATCGCAGCTCGTATCCGATTGCGCCAGATTACCCTAGCAGTTCCGACCATTAATGCAGATGATGAAGTCATCTTCGAGGATGATGCCAAGTCTACCAAGTTCCAAGCGTTGCAGGAAATCATTGATGACAACCCAGATGATGCCATGTTGCTCTTGACCGACAGCCAGAAGTATGCTAATCTTGTAACCAAGCGATTGAATAAGACTAAGAAGCAAGCCTTCGAATGGTCTGGCAAGGCAACACAAGCACAGCGAGAGTCAGCCAAGCAAGCGTTCCTGAAGGGCGAGTGCAAGTATATCGTGGCAGTTATCCCAGCCATCGCAGAAGGCGTGGATGGATTGCAGGATGTATGTTCTACTATCGTGTGGCTATCTCACAGCGACAGCAACCTAATGAATCAGCAAGTTATCGACCGCATCCGCAGACGTGGACAGAAGCAGACCGTAAAGATTTATGACATCGTAGCACGAGACACCTTCGATGACCCACAAGCGGAGACCCTACTAAAGCGACAGGTATCCATGAACGCAAGCCTAAAGGAGAACAATGCAAGACACACCAGTATATGACCAACTACAAAAGCACTGGAGCCAGATGCAGGACAAGGCAAAACTTGAAGCAAGGGTTGACCTTGTGAAGGAACTAAAGGCAATCAAGAAGCCAGTGAAGCAAGTCCTAGAACTGATTAAGGAGTATGAAAAGAATGTCTAATACCACTATGATTGAGAACTACCTATCTTGGAAGCGTGAGAAGGATATGTATCCGCCACAGTGGACACCAGAGCAATGGGCAGAAGAGTTATTAATGTCAGAGGCTCGTGTTAGAATTAACATGCTCAAGGACCTTTATGAAAAGTGCCACGACAAGGATGACATTGACCCTATGTGGTTTGCAAACGAAGTGAGCAAGACCATCTACGACCCACTTGAAAACCTAATGTTAGATGACGAATAAGTTCGGCTGGTGTCTTGATGGCCACTGTGCCACTTGCCTAGTAACCAATGCAGACCTTAAGTGTGGATGCCAATGTCATGGAGGAAACAATGCATAAAGAAGAAGAGCATAGCGATATCGGCGCATGGTGGCTTGCCCTAGTGTTCAGCATCATCTGCTTAATCGGAATTGCGTCTTGGTATTCGACCCCACCTATGGAGTTGGTTGAAGTGCAGTTTCCACCACAGCAAATCAATAAGGCAGAACTAAATGATTGAACAACCAGGTGAAACCAATTGCATCCACGGTATCGGGCATAAGTCCGGTATCCATGGTTGTGATGGTTGCTGCAAAGACAAAGGAGAAACAAAATGAGTAAGATGAATGAAGAGTGGCTAAAGGAAAACTACCCATCGCCACCAATGGAAGATAGTGAATGAGCGAATACCAATGGGAACAAGCCGACAAGCACAACCCATGGGGCAAGAAGCGAGTTCGTGGTAGCCACTGCTCTAAGGGTCACGAGTTCACCGAAGAGAATACCTTTATCCGACCATTCGATAATGCCCGAGTGTGCCGCCAGTGCCGCAAGGAGTATGCTCGCGTGAAGTATCAGGAGAAGAAGGTTCAGAACAACGGAGTGGCTAGAGTAAAGAAAGAAAAGCCACAGATTTTTGAATTGCTAGAATCTTCACAGATACTTGACAGCGCACAAGAGCTATGGGATAATCTACAAGAGGGCTTGAGAGAAACAATCACGCCATGCACCAACAAGCCAAAGTTCTGGGCGGATAACTCAACGCTGATGTCTGTGCAAGATGCAGAAGAGATGTGCTATGGTTGCCCATTGCTAAAGCAGTGCTACGACTTTGCTGTTGCAGCCGAGATTACAGCAGGTATCTGGGGCGGAGTTCACTTCGACCAAGAAGATGAAGAGGAGACGATGCTTTTTGAGTTTGAATGATATGAAAATTAAGGAACTGACGATTGGTTTATTCAATCAGCAGTCCGAGCGGGACAAGCAACACAAGGTTGGGGCAAGTAATATCTCTGACCCATGCACCAGACACCTAGCCCATGCTTTGATGGGCACACCACAGCCAGAACAGAAGTATTATTTAGGAGGTAAAATTGGTACAGCCATCCATTCTTTTATTGAATCTGCTATTGCTAACTCTGATGACAGCCTATTCGCTGATGCTCTTATCGAGAGTAAAATCACGCTCGGAGAGATTGACGGTTATGGTATTGTCAGCTCTAAGCCTGACCTTATTCTGCCTAGTGTTCGTCATCTAATAGACTGGAAGACAAGCAGTAGGCCTAAGGTTAAGAAACTACAGAACTTTGTAGATGGCATCAAGCACGACTCAGCATCAGAATATACGCTACAAAAATACACTGGGCAGATGCAACTTTATGCTTGGGGTTCAAACAATGCAGGCGTTCCAATTGAGAAGACCACGCTGGTCTTTATCAATCGAGACGGAACATCCGATAACGACTTCTGGACGTTCACCGTAGACTATGATGAATCGTTTGCAGTTGCACTATGGAATCGAGTATCAAATCTCTGGGCAGAACTGGAATCAGGCGCTCACCCAGAATCATATGCGCCACACGCTGAATGCTATAAGTGCTCTATGGGCATATAGCGACACGCCGAAGAAACGCTTAGTTAGGTTTCTAGAATCATATGTGGTATAATATTTACACAAGCACCAATTCCCTAAGGAGGAAATAATGAGCGACACAACAGCGCCTGTTCAGGCACCGGCACCAAAGGCAACAGCATTCCCAGAACCGGCTTTCCTAAAGTTGATTCACAAGGCTGAAGTAATGAATACCCCGAAGAGCATCCTAATCTATGGTGATGCTGGCCGAGGCAAGACATGGCTTGCAGCATCCATCTCAGAGGTAAAAGAGTTTGGACCTGTGCTACTGATTGATGTCGAGGGTGGCTCATCTGCCATCGCCCGAGACTTCAAAGATGTAGATGTCATCTCGATTGACAAGCACGAACAGTTCCAAGCAGTATTTGACTGGCTACTAGGTGGCGAGCACAAGTACAAGACGGTTATCATTGACACCATCGGTGTTGTGATGGACCGAGCAGAGAAGTCCTTTGGCGAGAGGCCAGAGAACAAGGGCAATAAGTTCGGTAAATGGGGCGACCTAAAGAACTGGGCTAACGATATCTTCCGTGCGTTCCACACTGCACCATTCGTTAGCATCCTTATTGCTCACGCACTTGATGACAAGGACGAGAACAGCGGTGCTATCAAAACAACCGCCATGCTCCCAGGTTCATTCAAGTCAACACTGCCATCTATTCCTGACATCGTAGGCTACCTAAGCCTCGAAGCGCAGGAGGATGGCCCACCACAACGGGTGCTAGTAGTTGGACAGTCAGACCGATTGGTTACCAAGAACCGATTCGGACTGCCACCGAAAATCTACGAACCATCAATGAAGAAAATCATCGAACTAATTAACAATGGAGGTAAATAATAATGAGCGCAATCAAGTTTGACGTAACACAGGAAGCCCTAGATTCAACCACTGGTGGAGACTACACCCCGGTCCCGGAAGGTAGCTACAATGCTACAATCTTCAATGTCGTATCAGAGACAGTGAAGTCTGGTCCGAATGAGGGTAAGCCTCGATTCAACATCCAGTTCAAATTGACTGACAATGGCGTTGCCAACCGCCGAGTATTCAGTTATGTACCACTCTATGTAGCAAAAGATTTCTGGAAAACAAAAGCATTCTTTTCCTCACTCGGCATTGACATCGGGGCTGGCTCATTCACTGTGCCAGAACCTGAGGCTTTGCTTGGTAAGCCAATTGGTGTCCGAGTAAAGATTGGTGTTGACCAGAACAACCAGCCTCGCAACGAGGTTGGTGGCTTTGATAAGGCTACTGATGATGCAACATCGGCTCTAGCATCGCTTGGTGCAAAGCCAGTCGGTGATGTTTGGTAACATAGCCTGAATGGGCAGTCCTGAGATATGACTTAAAACTATCTCGCAAGTCCCCGTTGGTACTATACGCTTTTATCTCTCCTCCTTTGTGCGTATAACTCTGGTTCGATTCCAGGTCGGGACACGGATAAATGAAGCGCAAGAAACCGGGACACCCAGAGTACTGGGCAGATAGACTCCCCACGCCACTCTTTATCAAGTAACAAGGATTGAAGGTTGCTGGTTCAAAAGATTTATTGCCGGCTACTTGCAAGGACTGGATAAACTTGTTACGATTGCCCCTTAGCTCAATTGGCAGAGCAAGATGCTGTTAACATCGAGGTTTCAGGTTCGAGTCCTGAAGGGGCAGCAAGGGTAATCCATGTCCCCTAAGCCTGCCAGCCAGTCTGAGTAGGTAATCATGGAAAACAGTGGTTCCTTTCGCAACGGTATTTTGGTTGATTCCCACGATACGCAGTCCTACGGAATTGCTGGTCTTACCACCCATTGCCGAGGCAGGTGGTAGGATATAGGTAAGAAGCTATGTAGGGCTGATTCTGGGATGAGTATGTCTAGGAGCGATTACATAGTGGTAAGTGACTTACATCTGTAGGCCGTAACTGGCAGACACCTCGAAAGAGATTAAGCTGTAAGCCCTCAAGGTTAGTCCACCCTCGTACGAGAACGGCTAGGGATTGTGTGGTAACTAGAAGCACTCTAGGTGAAGCCACGTCAAACGGTGCAAATCCGACAATCCCACGAGAGATAAACAAACTAAGGAGGATACATGAAGACAGGTGATTTTCTACAAGCCGTCTACGGCGATGCAACTGGCCTAGCCACCATCGTAACAAAGAGTGCTGTGACTAATGAACTAACAGAGCAGAAGTTCTTTGAGTATCCTGCACAGAAGCAAGAGATGATTGACTACTCTATCGCTAACGCAAAGCAGGATGTCTACTACTCGCCTATTCTTTTCAATGCGCCTCGCCGCATCAAGGAGAATGCGAAGACTGTTCAGGTTATCTACGCTGATGCCGACACTTGCTCACCAGACAACTTTCTAGTAGAGCCATCCATCTCTGTGCAAACATCTGATGGACACTGGCACACCTACTGGATGCTAGATGCAGAGGTTGACCCACAGGTTGCAGCTCTCCTAGCCAAGAAGATTGCCTACGCCCACAAGCACCAGGGCTGTGATACCTCAGGCTGGAACACAACCAAGTTGTTGCGTATCCCTAACACCATGAACCTAAAGCCAGGCAAGAGTGACCCAGTAACCGCCACAACTAATGGCGCAATCTACACGCTTGATGACCTTGAGTTACACTATGGCGATGTCCAGGTTGAACCAATCCGAGAACTTTCACTTGAGGAATTGCCAGAGACTTGGCCATCACTTATGGCAACTATGGCTAAGTTGAAGTCTACCCCTGAGATTATGGGGCTGTACCTAGATGAGCCTTCGGCGAGCGCAGACATGAGCAAGCTGCTTTGGAAGTTAGAGATTGCCTTGTTCAAGCAGGGCCTAACTGCTGAGGAAGTTTTTGTTGTCACTCGCAATGCCAAGTGCAACAAGTACCACTCACCTAATCGCCCTAAGCGCATGGATGCAGACGGCGACTTGTGGCGTGAGGTTCAGCGAGCAAGTTCATCCTTCGTGCAAGATGTCAACGCACCAATGGTTATCGACACCTCAGACCTTGACAAGACACCAGAGATTGCCACAGTAAAGCCACAGTTCTTAACCGAATCAGAACGACTAACGGTTATGGAGCACCGGAACTTTATTGACATCTATCGTGACTGGGCAACCAGCAAGACCGATGGTGCTATTGCTTATCAGAACGCATCCGCTTGGACCTTGCTATCCTGTGTCTTCTCTGACATCGGCTATGCAGTTCCAAAGTTTGGTAAGATGGGTTTGAACCTTTGGTTCATGGTGCTAGGTGAGACTACACTTACTCGTAAGTCAACCTCTAGGAACCTGATGCTAAGGGCTGTGCGCCAGTATGAGAAGTTCTCTGGCTACCAGATTGATATCGGTTCGGATGCAACACCTGAAGGCCTCACGGCCATCCTAGGTGAGCGTGACAAGCAGACTTCATTGCTACACCGAGATGAAGTCCAGGGTATGTTTAAGGACTTTATCAACAAGACCTACATGGCCTCAGCTGCAGAACGCTTTACCGAACTATACGATGGCCATGTTCCTGTAACCATCCGTTCATCAAAGGGCAAGACCCAGACCGAACGTGCTGAAACTAACTTCATCATGTACCTAATGGGTATCACCTCGAAGACTGCCGATGTACTTACAACTGAGTATTTCCGGTCTGGATTCTTGGCTCGATTCATCTACGTCACAGCACCAACACCACCTCGTACAAAAGAGTCTGAAGATATCCAACAGGCCGATGAGTACGAAGTGAATGTTCGTGATGAGGTAATGGAGTCAATGATGAAGAGTCTGTCAGATAGCGTTATGTTCTGGCAGAAGAAGGGTGGACCAAGCCCTCGACCGATTCGCCTAAGCCAACCAGCACTAGAGCGATTCAACCAGTACAAATGGGAGATGGGTAACTTTGCCGAGAACCACCCGGAGAAGGAATCAATCGAACCATCTCGCCAGCGACTATCACTATCCGTTTGGAAGTGTGCAGTGTTGCTTGCGATGTACGACAAGTCAGAAGAAGTGCAGACCCGACACCTGCTAACTGCAATCATGTACTCAGAAGAATGGTTCTGGAACTTGACTCAGATGGCTGGAGCAATCTCTGCTTCTGAATGGCAACGAGATGTTGACAAACTTGAAACCCTTATCGTTGATAGAGGTGGCAAGATTCGATACGAAGATGCTTACAAGAAGTTTAGTAACAAGCGTAAGCGTGAATTCGATGAGATGGTTCAAGCACTACATTCTCAGGCTCGTG